GAAGCACTATAGCGCACTTTGCTCTTCACTGTTTTCTTAGTCGTTGAGCTGTCATAATACTTGATTGTTTTTGTGCTAGTCTTCCCCTTGGAAGTCGTTCCATAGCCTTCATAAAGATGAGTGTGAGCAGAGTGTGTACCAATTTGAAGTTGCGCCATTACCTTGCCGCTATCAGTATTATCTTTCAGCATAATCTTGCCACGGCGTGCGCCGTCTTCATCTAATAAGTAAAACTCAATTTTGCCTTTAGCATAAGACTGCTTAACGTGCATTGACATACGCACATCAACTTGCCAATCAGTAGGCGCAGTTGAAAGAGTTCGCATGACAACTGGCCCGTAAAAAGCCGTATAAGAGTGGTTCTTAGCTGTCCCAAAATTAGCAACCTTCTTATTAGTATATGAACCGCTTGAGTTGTATACCTTTACCGTATGTGTCGCCACACGGAACCCACTAGTTGACAGCGTGGCCATCTTGCCATCAACTGAACTGTTCTCCAGTTCAAATGATGTACTAGTTAAGGTGCTCCACCGGTTTCTGGTATCCATAGGGTCATGAAGAATTAACGTATCACCTGTTGCTGCTTCAGTGCCTGTTTCAGTATCAACATCTTCACCAACGTAGCTGTATGATTGCTTGCTATTATATGCGTCATCATAAACAATTCCCGCACGGTTAATGCTTTCAGTTGGTACTACGGTGAATACAGGCTCAGTGGTTGCATTCCCGTCTGGCGTAACGCTGAAAGTTGTACTGTCAGTCAAGATAAATTGAGTGTAGTAAGCCGTGTCTGAGTCATCAAATAGGGTTGTGATCGTAGCGTCTGAGTTCGTGACATAGAACTTGAAGCTGTCAATGGCGATAGTGTCCGTGTTCCCTTGAGATAGATACAAATACAGGCTTTCGGTGGCACTATTCAAAGACGGCCAAGAAAAATCTGTATCAACCGTGCCTTCATAATTTCCATATTCATCAGTGTCATCAGCGTCAGGCGTAACCGTTGCAACAGTATTAGTGGCAACAAGTGCCCCGCTACTATCATACTCAGCTAACTGAATATTGAACGTGTTAGACACGCTGTCTGCGTCACTGTTCCATGAACAATTGAAGTGTGTAGCCGCAGGTTGAGCCTGAATCATCAACTGAAGGCCACTCAGGGTGACACGTTCAGCAAATAGGTTAATGTACAAAGAACAATCAGAACCGCTGGCAATTGACAGCGTGCTTGAGAGCGTTGCTGTCCCTGTTGCCGTCCCTGAATAGGTACTTGTACCGTCAGGGCTATCAATTGCAATTGTTGTCGTAACGTCTTGTGTAGTGCCGTCTGAGTACGTCACCGTAAATGTGGCATAAACTTCACTGGTTGAGCCTACTGAAGTTGTAGCAGTTGCGTCACCTGTAGCGTCACTAGATGTAACTGCTGTAGTAGACGGTGCGTCTATGATGTAGTCAAACTGAAGCTGCACGTCACTGCCCTGAGCGTCTGTGATGAAGTCATCAGCAACACTAGCGCTTTCTACCGCAACACCTTCAGCATAGTCATCACTGCCTTAGTCACGCTGAGTATCAGTGTCATCACCGACTTCATTCACAGTGTCTTCAAGATAATTGCTTGAAGCAACCGTTTTAATATCCAAAGCGTCATCACTTAGCTGTAAAAGCTTACCTGAAGTGTAGTAACGTGGATAAACCCAGTGCTGTGCACCAAAGCCATGTGGGTCACTACATTTGAAAGTAATTGTGAAAGTTGCCATATAATAGCTTGCTTCATCAGTCCATGACGGTGTAGATACATCAGTAACATGGCCAAAATAAACAATAATCCCATCATTGTTGTCACCTGACCAAGTAATAGGCTGCTCTTCTTCATCAGCTTTATCACTCCAAAGACCTTCACTAATATCACGCATAATCTGATATACGTCATCAGATTTGTCTGCAATAACAGTGCACTCAGCCGTGAGCTGAAGCCCACCATACGAATTAGACATGTAACCCAGTCCCACACGGCCGGGAATTGTCTGCGTATTTTCAGTGATGTCAGGCGTTAAGTTTCTGGTGAATTTATTTACCAAGAAACCCATATCATAATTGGTCAAAGTACCAATACTCAAAATGTTATTAGACTGAAAATCACTGCTTGTTAATTCCAAAGATCACCCCTCCTAGTCTGTTGCAAAGTTTTTAATCCTAGTCTGTTTCTTAGATACACTCTTGTTAATCTTGTAAATGTCGTTCTTAGTCAGCGCTGTATCATATTGCGCAGTGTACAGATTATCAAGGCCATCTACCACTTTTTGAAGCAATGCTGTAATGGTAGAATCACTAGCACTTGAAGTTGATGATGTACCACTAGCTGCGCTCAACTTATTCTTATCACGTGAAGCAAACATTGTGGCAACTTGACCAAGCAACTCATAACCACGGCTACCCTTTTGAGAACTCATAGGAATAATGGCTTCCAATTGGTTGCCTTCAGAAATGTGAGCAAGTTTCTCAGTATTGCTGAAACCTCCGTTAGCATAGCGTTTATGGCCAGTTGGTCCCCACCCACCAGATACGCTAATATCAGATAACCAGCTTGAATCATTAAACATTGCGGCAATCTGAGAAGCACCATGTCTGATGTTATTCGGGTATTTATGACCTGACTTAGTCGGTAACCAAGCTTTAAATGTCGGTTCAATGTACTGCAACAATCCAATTGACGGGTGCCCAGCTTTTGCATTAGAATCCCAATCATTCTCAACAGTAGGGCTACCATTTGACTCTTGTTTAATTCGACTCAATACAGCTGACATACCGCTAGAAGTTAGATCAACATTCATATTTGCAGCAACTTTTCGAATCACTGGCTTCCAACGTGTTACCCCTGAGCCAGTGGGGTTATTAGCGTTGCCGCTGCTACCACCATTAATTGCTGAAGCAAGTTTTTTGAAGCTCTTTTCAGCATTTTTGATGACTGACTTACCAACGTTGTTGTATGCCTTATTCCAAGTGCTTGACTTCACCCAGCCCTTATTAGGAACTTTAATGCTAGTCATGCCACTCAACATTTTTTCAACTGTTTTAATAGGGTGACTGATTGCAGATTTTATTGTCTTACTTAGGCTCTTATATATCTTGATTGCATTTTTAGTGAGTGACTTTACAAAGCTAGACAACGTGTCAGTCCCGCTTGCAAAGCCCGGCAATACTTTGCCTTCACCATAACCACCATTTAAAACTTTGGCACTGTCTTTAGCGTTCAGAATGTGTTCATCAGAGTAGACCTGTGTTACTTCAGCCCCCTGAGTACCAAGCAAGCGCATGGTTCCCCGTGTAGGGCTGTAGGCTAATTCTGTACCTTCTTCACCAACAAGTGCCGTTCCAGTCTTGCCTACGGTGCCATTACCAGTACCTTTTGCATACGTCATGCCACCCACTTTAGTCATGGTGGTATGATACTTGGCAGTTGAACCACTCACACCAGTAAGCCACTTGATTTTACTAAGCCATTTGATAAAGCCTGAGAAGATGTTTGATGAGCCACTTGCACCTTTACCAGCAGCTTCAATGGTATTATTGCCTTGCTTGACCATATGCGTTGTAACGCCCTTAGATTGACTCTTGGCCGTCTTAACAACCGACTTTTCTTGAGCAGAAATTTGAGACTCAGTTTTTTCCTTAGTCTGTTTTGCAGCAGATACAGAATTTTTGTACTGAGTATTTGCTTCATCAGTCAGCTTTTTGCGCATTTTAACAGCATAATCGCTATTACCTGTGTAAGTCTTCTTGGCAAACGCAATAATGTCATCACGCTTGTTGGCAGCGGTCTTCTTTTCAGATTTGTAATCATCTTCAGCTTGTTGAATGTTCTTCTTAGCTGTTCGATATGATTCACTGATCAGTTTGTCTGCCATTTGCTTTGATATTTTACCATTAGAAGACTTCAGCTTAGACATAATGGCTTCTTGCTTCTTGCTGCTGCTAGTCAGCGTCTTTGAAATGGTTTTTGCTAGGTCAGATTCTTTATCAGCGTATTTTTTAGCATAATCAGAAACAATGCTCTGCCGCTTTTTTGCATACTTCTTGCTAGTTCTGTTAACAGCCTTGCCTTCTTGTACAGAAAGCTGTTCACGCTTGGCTTTATAAGACTTTTGAATCTTGTTAATGCCCTTTTGACCGCTGTACTCAATGCCGTCAAGAGTGACTGTCTGGCCACGTTTTATTTTTGCAATGTTACTCTTTTCTTCAGTGGCCATTGAGCTACGTTTTCCGCTGTATTTACTTTCAACCTTGTTGATTGCTTTGTTGCGGTTCGTAGTTTCGGTTTCCAGCCGCTTAGTTTCCTGCTTGGTAATCTTTTTAATACTTGAAGCAGCGTTTTTAGCACTCTTAGTAGTCTCACTATAATGCGACTTGACTAGCTTTTCTGTTTTAGCTAAATCACTCTTGCTAATTAGGCCATTTTTGTACATCTTTTTAGCCTGAGCAAGTTGGCTCTTAGCCTGTTTTGCACTACTATTCTTAACTTGCTTGTACAAGCTGTTGACACTAGCAATAATGCTTTTTTTAGCAGAGTTGAAGCTGGTCTTGTCATAGCTGACGCTGAGCTTCAAGCGGCTCTTGTTAATTGTCTTGAAGGAAGCGTTAGCCTTCTTTACAGAGCTTTGAACCGACTTAGGCAGTGAGCTGAAGGTCTTTTGTAATTCTTTGGCCTTCTTAGCAGCTTTTGTGAGCTTAACAACAGTCTCAGTTGTACCGTCAGCCTTAACCACGGTCTTAATCGTGTGAGTCTTGTTGTACTTATTCAGCTTATCTATGCTCTTTTTAGAAGCTGAGATAAGCTTGCTAGTAGTCTTGCTGCCTCCAAGTGCGTCACCGATTGAAGCGCCTAACGCTAAACCAGCAACCGTACCAAGACCGGGAACGACAGAGCCCAGAGCCGCACCAATTCCACCGCCAAGCACCGTACCAATACTTTTTGCGCCAGCCTTAGTTTTAGTCTTTGTGTTAGAACTGGTCAAAGAAGTATAAATATTCTTGCCAAGATTAATACCTTCAGCAGCTAACGCCACAACATTGACTGCCTTCAGAGCGACTGAACCCACCTTGCTAACCACACTACGTGAAGCAGTAAGCAACTTAGACCAGCGGCCAGTTTTAGTGACCACACCTTCAGTAGCCGTTTCAGCCTTCTCTACGTTTTTAGCAGTCTTGGCCGTTTCCTTTTCAGCTTTTGACCAGCTACTACTACCAGTAGAAGTAGACGTAGTACTGACCGTATCTTCAACTTCACTGGTGACGCTACTTGAAGAGCCTACCGCTTCTTTTTCCTTTAACGCCACTGTAAGACGCTTCACAGCACCTGTTTCAGTGTTAATTGCAGCAGTTTCTTCAGTAGCAGTCACAGCTACCTTTGATTTTGAGCTCTTGAACAAGTCAAAAAGCCCTGACCATTTACTTTTTAGTGAAGTAGCAAATGTTAGTAATTTCTTGCTGGCAAAATATGTAATCAATACGCCACCAACAGCTTTTAGCGCTGTTTGATGTTTGGCAATTTTCCCTAGAATACCGTTGATGTCTTCCAATACACCGCTAGAATTTTTGCCATTCTTATGTACAACTCCAAACATTGTACCGATAGTCTTCAGTGTGCCAGCGAAAACTGACCATGCACCTTTAGCAATCAGCCCAGTGATTGTACCCAGATTGTTAACAATCCCAGCTAACGCAGATGAATGCTTAGCTAAATAGCCGAACAGATCAGCAATCTTATTAGCCAAGCTCCCCACAGCTTTACCTAACTGCTTTAGTCCTGCCATTGTCTGCGTATTGTAAAACGTCTTTGTTAACTCTTTTGATGACTTATAAAGTGCTGGCAATAAATTTTTACCCAGCAAAGTGATCAGCGCTTGCCCTGCCTGCTTAAATTGAGCATAGGCATTCTTAGCAGTCTTCATGTTAGCTTTGGCCAGTGACGCAACATAAGTGCCCTTCTCACCAGCAGCACCAATTTTTTTAGTTAGGTTGCCAAGTTGATTAGCATTCTCAGAAAGGATTGAAGCAGCATTCATTCCAGTTGTGCCAAAAATAGCTTTGAAGAATGCGTTCTTCTTAACCGTGCCCCAATTTTTGGTTTTGTCGTTAATCTGAGTGAAAATGTTGCTCATTGACTTTAAGTTACCATTTGAGTTTTTGACTTGAATACCATACTTTTTGAGTGCTGAAGCGTTGCTTGAAAGTGAAGTCAAAACTTTACGGACACCAGTTCCGGCCTTGTCCGCTTCCAAGCCCCGATTACTAAGCACACCAAGCATTGCAGACGTTGATGATAAGCTAACGCCAGTTGTCTTTGCAATCGAACCGACATACTCCATACCCTTACCTAAGCTATGAAAATCTGTGGCGGTCATATCAGCCGTGTAAGCTAATTCGTTAACAACTTTCTTTGTGTTAGCCGTCATCTTGGCTGTATTGTTGGTCTTCATACCAAAAGACTCAATAACTTGAGATGATACTGAAACGACATCAGAGAATTTATCACCCGTTGCAACAGACGCTTGAAGTTCAGACTTCATAACTGCTACAGCTTCTTTTGCGGTATGGCCACGTTTGACCAGATCAAGATAAGCTTCAGCAATTGATGATTGTGATTTACCGTACTTCACTGAGTATTTTGTTGCGTCTGACTGCATTTTTGCAACCTGCTTAGCAGTTGACTTGGCACTTTCACCACCTTTAACTAAAACGTTTGTAACAGTCTTATAAGTGGTTTGTAAGTCAGAAGCTTTCTTAGTACCGCTGACCGTTGCAGCCCCCAGCCCAGCAGTTGCTGCCGTAACTGTCAGAATTGCATTGCGGTAACGTGAAAAAGTAGAGCTTATCTTAGAAGCGGTCTTAGAAGCCGTGTCACGCACTTTAGTCATGCCAGTGGACATTTTACCGTACCGACTATTTAAGCTACGCATTTCACTTGCCTGCTTGTTATAAGCAGTGGTGAGCTTATTAATGCGGGTACGCTGTTCCTGAGCTTTATCAGAACTTGTGCCGTAACGGGCATTAAGACTGCTAAGCAAGCTTTTTTCTTTGGTCAGTTGTTCATCAAGCAAAGTATGCTCTTTTTTCAGACCGCTAAGCTTGGCTTTTTGAGCACTATAGACATTGCCTTCAGATTTGAGCTTGTCTACATAGCTAGATGTTTCTTCTCTGGTTCTCTTGATAGCGGCTTTTACTTGAGTAATGCCCGTCTTGTAAAGTTCAGCCTTCTCATTAGCCCTTTGCTGTTGCGCAGTCAGTGACGCAATCTCTTTGCGGGTTCTTGTTACCTGAGTAGTAGCTTGATTTAAATACTTGCGTGTATTTTCATACTTAGAATTGGCCTTTGAAACAACGTTCACTTGTGATTTATAACTTGATTCTAGGCTCTCTACATTACTCTTTAGCTTCTTGTAGGCGCTCGAATTAGTCCCCAGACTTTCCTTGACCTGCTCAAGCCGTTCTTTTTCGGACTTTAGCTTTGTGCCTACGCTGCTAAGTGCTTCAGATTCTTTCTTCAGTGTGTCTTCCTGCCGGTTAAAAGAACTAGTGAGTTCCTTGACCTGCTCTCTTGATTGCTGAAGAATTTCTTTCTCCACTTTTAATTGCTGAGCAAGCTTCTTAGCTTTCTCACTGTATGCTTCAGTAGTGTTACCTGCTGACCGCATTTCTTTGAAGCTTGCGTTCGTGTCGCTTTTTAAGAAACGCAACTGTTCCCGCATTTGCTTAATTGCAGTCTTGAAGCTGCTCTGTTCAATATCAAATCTGAACCGATAGCCTGAAATTGTTTCCATTATTTTCCCCCTTCCTACGCTTTGATAGAACCACCAATTGACAAGCCTGCACTGCGTAGTGCAGCAAGTGGGTCTTGTGCCCGCTCTTCACGTGGTTTGGCCAGCATAACCCGATTAATTTTGAAGAAGTCTTCACTCTCATAAACACTGATAGGAATACCCATTTGAATCATGGCCTGCTGATAGTTATAGTCCATGTCTTCAAGTGCATTTTTTGTTTCACGCAGCCTTTTGCGGGCGGCTATTTTTTTGCCTTTTCCTCCGTTGGAGACATAGGCTGTGCACCAAAGATAGCGGCTGAAACATCAGCAAAAGCGTTTTGCGTTTCAACAAAGCCTGCGTCCCAGATACGATCAATTTGTTTTTCATTGAGTTTGAAAACATCAGCCAAGAAGTCAATGACTTCACCAATCATTGAAATTTGACCTGATAAGGCTACATCTTCACTGTCAGCCGCTTCACTTGCATTAGCTGTCTTGGCAACTTGCAGGGCGTTGCGGGCGATACGGTTAGTGATAGTTACATTGACAGTCTTCTTAATTCCTACGTTGTTTAAAGTTAATTTCATGGTTAATTTCTCCTTCTATTTGACCTGATTAATTGCGTGCACATACTTTGCTGAGCACCGGTGTTCATCTACAAAGCTTAAATCTGTTTTGAACGGTGTTTTTCGTACATATTGACCCTTAAAAAATAAGTGATCAGAATCACTTTTAACCACGCCGGCATTATGTAAAATCTTAGTTTCTTTATACTTCTTTACATCATCAGTGGCCATGCAAAAATCAAGCTCATGATCTACTAGTACACCAATATTGAAATACATCAAATTCCATAACTGCGCCCACATCTCAGCAGTCCATGCTTGAATGTTGCTATCAGCCTGCTGAAGCAAGCTATATAGCGGCGTGCAGTCCTTATAAACCTTTTCCCAGTATTCAATAGTGGGTTGAACAATGAACCACTGAGCGCCGCCAGAATTGCCGTTAATGGTTTCTAGCGATGAGACTGTAACCCCGATTAGGTAAGCCATTTTATGTAGTAACTTTTCCCCGTTCTTGCGGCTACGAATGTAGTCAAGATTCAAATATCCATTGCAGTTGCTTGCCACCCAGCAATTAGGCTTTGCAGGCAATTTGCTAATGTTTGGCTTCTCACGAAAAATCACATCAGAATCCATGTAGAAATACGTCTCATATTGGCGTGAACTGTCTTCTTCCAAGAACTTCCACCAAAGATACGGCTTAACACTTGGAATGTATTGCTTGTCCCCACGTTCGTCTCTGTAGACATGCACTTCTACACCGTACTTGTCAGCAAAGAACTGTGGAATTTTATTGTTGTGTGACGTAAAGAGCAGAATAATATCTGCTGGTTTAACGTGATTGCTGTCAATCAGGTTGGTCAAACACACTTCAAGTTCCCACTTAAAACGTTGAATTGCTGGTTGACATAGAATATAGTGCATATCGCTTTCTTCCCTTCTTTAAACTAGGCTACAGTAGTAGTGCTAGTAGTCGTAGTTGAAGCGGCTACAGTCGTAGTAGTCGTTGTGTCACTGCTTGCTTGCGGGAAAATGGTATTTAACACATCTGATTCTTCATAACCGTCTGCGTCAGACCAAGCAATCACACCATAGTCACCGTCTTCATTGCCAAGTGGCGTATAAGTTAATGCGTCAGTGACGCGGTTTTCAGTATCTTGATCAGTTGCAAGTGATAAATCACCGGGCGTCATGATACCTTTATAGAAGCCAAAAATGATGTCACCACCGTCATCAGTGTTTGAATATACGGCCATTGCCAAGTTCACAGGGTCACCTTCAAAGTTGAACATGCCATCACCAAGGTCTTCACGGCCAAGAATCTTATTCAACGTTTCATAGTTGAAAGCGTTGACGGTAAGAGCAATGCTTGGTTGTGCCTTACCGACAGACATCTTAACCCGTGTGTTGTTACCATAAACTGAAGTGGTTGAACCGGCTAAACCGGTTAATGAAGCGGCGTTTGCACCTAAGTCTTCAGAAACAGTGACAGTGTAAATACCGTCCCCGCTATCGTTTAAACCACCTGAAGTGATTACTTTGTTGTTGTCGTCCAATAATGCTAACTTGGCTTTTTGTAAGCCAATATATCCACCTTTTGCACCCATTTTGTATATTCCTCCTAGTTCGATTTTCTAAATTTAATCGTTTGTATAATATTTTTCGTGTCTGGCGTTATTGCGTGGCCACCGATACTAAAAAAGTGATACCCGTTATTGGACATCACTACTTTTAGGCTCTCTTCAATTGTGTTCATGTCCTGACCATAATCAGCAGGATAATAGAACTGAATTTGAACTTCATCATAGGCTTTAACCGCAACACCATTGCCGTATACATATGTATCAACGTCTATTTCAGTTACTAAAATGATAGGGGCGTTATCTACCCAGTCGCTATCAGCAATTTTATAAGCGTGAATATTTGAAGAATCTATATTCACCAGAGTTGCTGTATTTGCTTTGAGCAGCGCCACCACTTTTGAAGCGGGGGTCATTTTTTCACCTTCTTATCAATGGCGTTTTTGACACCGTTAATCATAATTTTTTGAACAGCAGACTTGCTTTCAAGCCGTGTGAGCTCCCAGAAATGAAGCCCCTCTACATGAGAGTGAGTCTGCTTATTTCTATCTTTAACCGTCCACCCGTCATTTAGGAAACGGCCAATATAGGCTTTCTTGCTCTCTTTAGAAAAGCCGTCTTCTACGGTGCCATTCAATGCGTTAATGTGCATGATGAATGCAGAACGCAAGTGAACCGTACCGCCACCGTATACATGAGCACTCTTTGGTATGCGATCATCACTAAGCATTACCGTTTTGAAAGCGTCCGCTGCTTTAGTGTTGATTTTCAGACGCTCTGTAGTGCTCAGTCCAGTCTCAAGGCTGGCCATAAGGTTATCTAACGACTCAGAATCAAGCTCATTAGCCATGAGTTACCACATACTTTCTAACTGTAACCAAGTCATAACTAACGGCTGTACTGTCATCAGATGAAATGCTAACAACGCTGTACAAATCGCCGTCAAACTTAACCTTCATCTGGTCATTGATCTTATCGGTATGCCTTATGACTATAACTGACGTATCTTCAAGTGTAGTACCGGCCACTTCAACCTGTTGAGAAAATGAACGACTGTAGCGCCCTGCATATCGTGAAAATGAAGCTTGAAACACGTCAATAGAATCACCAGTATTAGGGTTAACTTCATCACCCGCCACCATTTCACCAAACTCTGCCCGCTTATTCAGTCGGTTAGCTTTCAGTTGCATCGTCCACCTCCGACTTAATACGATATTTAATACTATTGATAAAGTACAAATAAGCAGGCGGGTAAGCTAATTCACTGTCTGATAGGCCACCACGGTTGTTATAAGTGAAGTCTACCAACGTTCTAACAGCCTGATTGAACAAGGCGTTAGCACGATACACGCTGACATCAATAGAGTCATCTATTTTACTGATGACATCTACTTCAGCCATTGAGATTAGCGTGGCCAGCAAATTATCCTGTTCATCAACAGACAGATATTCTTGCATATCAGCAACGGTCACACCGCTGGTAGTCGCTACAGTCGTTGTAGTGGTTGTTTCTGCTACAGTCGTAGTCTCTGTTGTTTCAGACATTAGCAGCCCTCCTTGCAGTTATAAACTAGGCTGCCGTAGTGGTGGTAGTCGTATTAGTTGAAGCCGCAGTAGTCGTAGTGGTCGTTGATTCTACATCTGAGACGGTTAAGAAGTAACCGGCCTTAGAATCAGCTTGCTGTGCACCAAACCGCATGACAGCACCTAAATATTGACCATAGGTAGGGTTATCAATCCATGATAATGAAATTTCTTTGCGATCAGGGAAGAGCACCGCACGCTTCAGGTCACCAACAAAGGCTTTTGCTTCACCGTCAGTACCTAGCAGGCTGTCATTGACAACCTTCACGGGAACGCCTAACAAAACGCCGCCTGAAGGTTCTGTAATACTTTGGTGAAGTAAATATTGGCCGTTCTTGTCCTTCAAGGTATCAAGAACTTGGTACATGCTTTGGCTGGCAACAATCGTGCGCGCATAGCCAGTATCAAGATCAACATTCAAGATGTGCTTGATAGCGTCAACTAAGTCACTTGATTCTGCTGAAACCGCCGTGAATGATTGTAATACCGGTGCAATGGCCTTGTTAACCGTATTGACCTTCTTTTCACCGATAGAGTGGCCAATTAAAGAAGTCACGTCTACTTCAGCGTCATCAATTGACTCTTCAGAAATTGGTAATGCACCACGGTAAGTAGAAACTGACCAATCAACTTCATCAAATTCTGGTGCAGCTAGTTCAGGGTTAGCCTTCAATTCTTCAGTTGAAGCTAAGGAATCATCTGCCCGCTTCAAAATTGGATAAGTCCCCTTCTTAGTAGTTACAGGCAACTTAGTAACTAAAGTTGATAAGTCAACAACCGTGTTAATTTCAGCCGTAGGGTCATAGATGATTGTTTCTGGCACTAACGGTTCAACAACCGTTGACGTCACAGCAGTTGCAGCGTCATCTGAAATTTTACGGCCACGGCTATGTACAAAGTCATTAATAGCAGTCTTTTGCTTTTCCAGATTGCTCTTCTTAGGCGTTAAGTCTTTGCCTTTCTTGTCTAACACTGGTTGTGGTTCAGCGTCGTTGTCCTTGTCGTCTTCAGCTAACTGTTCACGCAAAGCATTGCGTTGTACTTTCGCATTATGTAATTCGTTCTTGATCACCTTAAAATCTTTTTCATTGAAGCTGTCATCAACTAATGCGGCTTGTAATTGTGCGTTTAAATCGCTGCACTTATCACTAATTTGCCGGTATTTTGCTTGTAAATCCATTTATAAATCCTCCTTTAAAATCTCTAGCTTTTGTTGTGTTAAAGACAGCTTTGCACTGTCTTCCTGCTTCTTTTGTTGCTTGTGGTACATGGTCTTCACTTTGTTCATCAGCTTAATTGGTATCTGTGGCACGGCGTTGAACACCGCTTCTTTTGAGTAGTCAATAATTTCATCAACTAAGCCAAGATCAAGAGCGTCTTGTGGTGTCAACCAGCTTTCTTTATCCATTAATTGCAAAAACTCATCAGTAGTACGGCCAGTTTTGGCTGCATAAACCCCAGCAATTGTGCGGTTAGTAGCTTCTAACATGCCTGAACTTTTATCCATATCATGATAGTCACCGTCTGCGCTTGAAGAAGCATTGTGAATCATCATCTGAGCGGCAGGACTGATACGAACTGTGTCACCAGCCATTGCAATAATCGTGGCCGCACTATATGCAGAGCTACTAATCTTTGTAGTTACCTTGCCCTTGTAGTCTTTTAACGCCGTATAAATTTGAGCAGCAGGGTCAACTTCACCACCAAAGCTGTTAATGTCAACGACTACATCACTGCCGTCACTTGGCAAATTATCAATGATGTCTTTAGGTGAAACCACCGTCATACCAATATAGTCACGATAGATGTCAGCGTCATCATCATTTGTGATTACTCCATTGACGTTTAAAACGTTCATTCTTTCTCACCTCCTTTCAATGTTGAAGTAGTCCCCGTTGCCGGTGCTTTAAACTCTGGCAAATTCAGCGGTAAATAGCCTTTTGACTTCAAGTAGAACTCAGCTTGCCCTTGATCAATCGCCCCGCTTGTAACCAGTGCATTGACTTGGTTCACAAGCACGGTGTCATTTGCGTCTTGGATAGTCTTGGTGTCAATTGTCAAATCAGGCACCGCAAGCTTGAGCTTTAATTCTTCAACTAGCGGGTAAATGTACGAGTTTAAATTTGAAAGGTACACAGAATTAACCTGAGAAATGTTACTGTGATTGCTTTCAGTAGAAGTACCACCACCCAGCACATCACTAGGAACGCCAAACGCTTTAGAAATTTGATCAGCACTAAAGTTTGAGTTCTCCGTGAGCACAGAGAAAACGTCTGTTTTCATTTCATACGGGCTATATTCCATGCTGTCAGTCAAGACCATGACTCTACCTGCGTTATTGCCAGCGTTCGCATTCTCAAACTCTTCTCGTGCTGACTTCAAATCAGCAGCATTGCCGATAAAATTGGATAGTTTCAATGTCCCTGAAGGGGCAATTTGACTATCTAATGCTTTACCATTTGAGCGATACGTCTTTTCGGCAATATCAAGCGCACCCTTCAGACTTTCTAGCGGTGAACGCCCTACCAGATACCGATAGCGTGCGTCAGGGCTCAATCTAAAGTGAAGCATTTGTGACTGCGGCAAAATCATTTCTGGCCGGTCATTATTGGCCATAACAGTGTACGTGATACCTTGATTGCCTGAATTGTAATTAATTTGAACATCAGACGGCGGCACGTGTTCCCACTGGTTGCCATTCAATGGCACATAAGCATTACCTGCTAACAGCAATTGAATAATTACACCTTGCCAAAAAGAAAAGCGTCCAATCAAAGGATTAGGGCGCTCAAGAAGGTCTAAAACCGCTGTATTTTCCGTGCTCAGCCTTGCACTGGCAATGTCGCTGGCAATTCGGACTACAACCGCATAAACGTCAGTGTTATTAAAAGCACTGCGTGCGGGTGTATAGCTAATTGGATTACCAGCGATATTAGTCACAAAGGTGGGCTGCTCACTAGTGCTAGGATAGCTCATGTCATTGCGAATTTTTGGCCGTCTGTAATTGCTTGGTGTCATCAATCCCATTTATCTCACCCCCTTTCATGTGCATAGGCCAAAGCCATTGTGATCAGGGCAAGACCGGCCACCAGAAGGCCAAGAGTGAAATTGACATTAAAGGCTGCTAAGTCAAGAAATGTTAATCCTGCAATGAACAGAATTACAGATAACCAGTTAGCTAAAAAGAAGCCAATAGCTTTCATCACTTTCAGTATCATCACCCCCCAAACATTGCTTTGAAGAAGTCCGCACGCTCACTGTGATTCAAATTATTCAAAGGGTTGTAGCCTTCATCTGGCCTGTAGCCTTTAAAATAATCCATTGCTTGTGAGTATGCGTTGATCAGTGCGTCTGTCGTATCAATGTGCTCACTGACCCAGTTTTGACGGTCAATCTTGATTGCACCACCCCTGTCTTCAACAAGTACAGCGTTGTTCAAGCCGTCTGTCATGAGCGGGTCATCAATCATTTTAATATTGCCGTTTATGAACTGTGTCTGAAATTCTTTAGTAGGCACAGACAACTTATAAGAAGTAGGTGCTAAAGTCAGCAGTGGCCATTCTGGTTGATAATTTTCAATCATTTTAACGAACCAAGCAGCTAAGTTAGGGTCGGCAACTACCGCTTTTATCTTTAACTGGTGCTGATAAACGTAATCTACCAGCCATTGGTAAACCTGTTGCTGGTTAATTGTCCCAGCAGGGTTTCTAGTGACTTCGCAGAGATGACGTTCAGCAAGTTGCCGATAATTTAACCCGTCCTGTTTCTCTTTAGCACCAATGGACTTAGCGGCCGCAAACGGAATGAAGCTGTACTGCTGAGCGTAGAACCGGTTGCTCTTTCCTACCTGATAAGGGTAAATCAATCCAAAAGACGTATTATCATTGGTCTGGCTTGCGTCAAAACCAACGTATACTTCACGATTGTCAACGTCAAAGCCGTCAATAATATTGTTCTTGATATTCTCAAGAGAGATGAAGCTATTTTGAAAGCGGCGGCTCCACACGTTAAGCGACTTGTTCACGAATGAAGCAAGCTCACCTTCACGCTCTTGCTTATCTCTAAGCTTGATAAGGCCGTCTAACAACTGGTCTTTAAGTTCAGGGTGTCCCAGCAACGGGTTTGACTTCTCCCAGAGTTCAGGACTGAAGACTTCACTATCATTGTCTTGGCTATAAATCATCATGAAAGTATCTTCAGCGTCGCGCAGGCTGTCTTGTCGCATTATTTTGCGCATAACGTCCTGATCATTCTTGAATTTAACTTTGACATTAGGATAAGCGGTTGAAATTTCAAGAAAAAGACGGTTACTGATTTTTGACTGTCCCGAAATAATCTGGTTAACACTTTCGTTCATCTTAGGCTGCAAGTTTCCAATTTCATCAAACACAGCAATTAGGTTGTGGTAACTATCAAATCCCCCTGCCTGTGCTGAACCAATACGAATAGTGTTCTTGTTCTTATGGCCAATTACCTGACGTGTTTGAGCTTCAACGCCTTGCTTTGCAGCGTCTTCTTTAAAATCAGGCGACTTGATAATCACTTGAGCTTGCAAAGAAACGTAGTCAAAAAGCTTTTTAGCGTGTTCATTGTCATAGCTTGCCACAAGAAAATCTTGCGAGCTGGCCTGTAGACCAATCACAAAATAGCTGAAATTAACCAAGATTGAAGCAAGCCAAGTCTTCCCTTGTTGCCGTGCGATTGAAACAATTCCAGTATGGAATCTGCTACCTTTATGCACAGGATCACGCCAGCCAATCAAGTTATCCAAGATAAAAGACTGCCACGGCATAGGATTGATTAGCGTATGAATGTCTGTAGGGTCAGGAATGGTACGGGCAAAGTATTCTATTGCGTTCACCATGTCTAAATTGTAGATATACGGAAAATCTTCATCACCCTGACGCAGTAGATCGTTCAGGTGACGAATACAGCCAAGCTGAGTATCTTGACCAGTTATGTATTTATCAGTGAAGAGTACGTCATAGGCGTACTGTGTGGCAGCGTCAGGATAATCTGACAGCAGTGCCTTATAAGTAGGCTCTTCTTCAATAATGGCTTGCTTGATGTCTTCTACTCCAACATAATCAGACACTGAACTTCACCACCTTCAACGGGGTGCTTTTGGCACTGTCGTCTTCATCATCATGAGTTTCTGCAAGTACCTGTCCACTCCGTGCGTCAAATGAGAGTCCTAAGTCAGCGCCTAGACTCTTCAGAGTCCTTGCAGCCGTTTCAACCGTCACAAGTGCTGGTGAACGTTTTACGGGTATGCCGTCATCATTAGAGATATACTCACCATATTCTTCAAGCTTCTCTTCAGCACTCCGATAGTACCCATATTCAGAGCAAAATAACTCTAAACTGGTACGGTCTAACTGCTTCACTTTGTTCAATTTTCTCAATTCAGGTACTAAGACTTTCCACAGTGCCCTCCCGTACCCGTTTAAGTGGCGTGGGGGTGTCAATTGAATATCAGCAAGCCCGCTTTGAATTTTTGAAATTTTCTTATCTTCTTCATGAATCTCTTTATGATAATCACCGTCATGAGTGACTTTGCGCTTTCTTCCTGCATGTTTTTCATTCACTAGTATCACCACCTTGATCAACCTTTTAATTTTCGCAGTTTTGTTTGTTTTTGAGAGTGCTTGTGTGAGCTCTCCCTGAGCTTCATAGGCGGGGGGGTTTTCAGTGCTTGTGTGCTAAAATCCACTCTCTGCAGCTCTCTTTGTTCCACTGAGTCGCAACATCTAAATTTGAAATAAAATTTTCATCTCCGTCTTCATAAATGTCTTGCTCAAGCTGTCCTTTCCAATAGTGGCAACTATAGCAGAGCACCCAGAGATTGTTGCTGTCTAATTGCTTGCGCTTGTCTATCCGTCTTGGTGTGATATGGTCTACAACTAGCTTTCCTTTACCAAGAGCAGTATGGCCACAGCATTCACATGTCATGTACGCTCTCTCTTTAGCAACTCTGCTAAGCTTGCGCCATGCCACACTGTGATAGAAAGCATTGGCTTCCTTGTCACGATAGTTGTGGTTGTAATCCTTGCTGAGTTGCTTGCGTTCCCACTTGTTGTAGTGCTGATAAGGTCTAGGCTTGTAACAACTAGCGTGCTTAGCACAGAAAGGATTCTCTTGCTCATAACTCACCAGCTCATTACAACCTGACATGCGACAGACTTTCATTCTCATAACATCACCGGCATAAGTCTACATACACATTAATGTTGTTATCTGTACCGTCATTCGTGTAATCATAGTTTACAGGGTAATTAGCGTTATAGAACGCTTCAGCAATCTGTAACACTTTGAACCGGCTCAGCATTGGTTTGGTTGAACTAAATAGTAAATACTTGGTAGTGAAGTCTAACGCCACATCTGCTACTTCCTTGTTTACTTTCTCCCAGTCTTCAGCAGTCATAACGTCATAGGCTCTCTTGTGGAATGATAGTGAATCTAGCTTGAGCGGGCTGCCACTGATTTGTGCATAGCTCTCCTTCACTTCGCCAAGTACGTCATCTACATTATCTGCTGTAATTGCTTTGAGTTTCATTACTTGTCAGCTCCTTTGCTGTTATTGTGTTCTTGTAATTGATTAGCACGCACGGTTAAGAGTACGAATTGCCATGAGTCTGCATAGTTCAAACCTGATGTCCTTGACCATGATGTAGGCACTCAATTAGCTCATCACTCTTTGGAACATTTGCAGGTAATTCCATGCTGCACCTCCTTATTTTTCTCCAAACTAAAAGCGCCATGCTTTTTTGCACGACGCTTGTCTTTACACCATTTATCTAAGTGGGCATCCATCTCCGCTTCTTGTGGCGTGACGTAGCCGTATTTGGTTTTAATCAACTTTACCATGGGGTACCTCGTCATCAATTATCTTAGCCAGTCGTCTCAACTCACTAAAACTAATCGCCATTGCTACGCTGTCACCGCTAACATCATCGGTAGCTAGCAAGAATCCGTTTGATGGATTAATGACTACACTTAGTTCTTCGCCATAGCCATCTTTATAGTTGAAGCTTTGTTGCTTTTTAGCATGCTTTGCAATTTGGG